TCTTTGACCTCGAACGGTCGCGTGCCCGACAACGTGACCGTCTACGCCGTTCCAACCGGGGACGCAGATGCTTTTTTCTCGGATTGCATGAGGGTTTCGCCCACGTTCTTTAAAACCGTTGTCGGATTCTTCATGGTTGCGAGGGACTTGTTGACGCTCGGCGCGGTGTATACCGTGGCGGGGCACGCCGTGTATGCTTGCACTGGCAGCGCAAAGAAGCTTGCGGACGTGACGCTTACGCGCGACATGTTCGGCTACCCAGAGGAATACCAGAGGTTCGCCAAGCTCTACACGTTCCCTTATTCGGAGCTTGAGGTAACGGACAACAACGGGAAGTCCGCGACTGTGAGAATCGAGGACACGGGAAGCATGGCAGCCAACGCCGTCGTGGCGCTTGCATATCCCTATCTCAACATGCGGCTTTTCCTGGACGGCATCGGCGGCGTATGCGCCGAATTTTTCAACTTACAAGTGGGCGGATTTGCGCAGCACGAGCGACGAGTCGATTTCCAACGCCGACTGGTATAAGTACTGTTTCGACATGCAAATCCCCATGTACGGTTTGTACATGGACGGGCAGACCTCGTGGGAACTGAACAACTACGCCACTGCGCTCGGCAACGCGCGTGAGTCGGCGCTTATCAACTACCACAATTCCGCGCGTGAAGCCAACAACGCGATGGGCAACGCGCAGGACTCGGCGAACACGAACCGCGTCAACTCGCAGGCGGCAGCGACAACCCAAGAGACAAACGCCGACAACACGGCGAACACGAACCAGACGAACACGAACAACGATGCATCCACCCTATCGAGCAACCACGCGAACGCGCGTTCTTGCGCAACGGACGTTACCGCGACGCAGAACGCGAAGGCGAACGCGGACGCGGCTTCTTTCAATACCAAGTCAACCCAAAACATTCTTACCACAAATGCCGACGCAACCGCGAAAAACGGGTATGCAACCAACTTCGCGCATGCCACTACTAAAGAGGAAACGCATACTTCTGTTGCAAACACGACCGATTCATCTTACGCAGAGTTAGGTGGAGTCGCGGGTCAAGCGTTGGTTGCTGGTGTAAGCGGCTTTTTGACCGCAGGGCCTGCGGGTGCTGGACTCGGCGCAGGTCTTTCAATCGCTTCGAATGCGGGTCAATTGGCAGGCGCTTTGGTGACGGCGCACAACGCGACCATTACGGCGCAGTGCGATACAGCGGTCACGTCGCTGCAAACGATTTACAACAACTCCAACGTTACGCGAACGGTTGCATCAAACAACGCGAACAACTCGACAACAATAGAGTACAACAATGCGTCAACGTCCCATTTGGTGAACGCCGCGACGAACACGACCGCCCGCCAGAACAGCTGCGACTCCGCGAACACGGCTAACACGGTCGGCACCATGAACACGAACGCGGCCAACACGGCTTCCATGATTAAGACGAACGCCGCCAATACGCGCTCGACCGCGCACACGAACGCGCAGCGTCTAAGCAACACGCTCAACACCAACGCCGAATATACCGACCGCGCCGCTTTGGTTGCGGCGCAAGATATATTGCGCAACACGCAGAACGGCTACAAGGCCAGGCTTTCAGACTCCAAGCGCAACTCGCCCGTTGTGCTGTGCAGCGCGAGCGGAGACCCCGCGCCTGACTACATGCGCACGCGCGGTGTGCAAATAAAGGTGCGCACTCAAAGCAGGAACGCTATCCGTTGCGCCGGGGACGAGTTCGTGCGCTACGGGTACAGCCTGAACCAGATATGGCACGTGAAGTCGCTCACGCTCATGAAGCATTTTACTTATTGGAAGGCGAAGGATTGTTGGGTGTACGATAAGTGCCAGACGAACGACTCTGCGCAGCGCGGCATCGCAGCTATATTCGAGCAAGGCGTGACCGTTTGGAGCAACCCCGAGGAGATTGGGATGGTGAACCCTTATGACAACTGATGCAGGAAACAGAATCGCTAAAAAGGCGGATGTATACACGGCTGAAGACGGCTCAGGCATATATGTGTTGAACGGTGAGGTGGATGGTCTAAGCAAAAGCAACGACTCGCTTTATATAAGGGATGCACCGCAAGAATCGAAAAGAGACGTGAGCGAACTTCTTAAGCTCGACACGTTCCAAGGCATGACCGACGCTGAGATTCAGTCGCTAATCGACTATTACGTGAACCTTGCCAAATCCGACGATGAAGCAACGGCGGTGAAGGCGGCGGCGCAGTCCATGGCAGAGACCGCCAACACAGCGGTTGCGAACGCTATGACGGACGCGCAGACTGTTCTCGACACAATCATCAACAGCGCTACGAACTATCAAGGTGTGAAACCAACGTCCGTCGATGGTTTCCTAACGTCTATTTCGGAGGTTTAAACATGGCACATCGCGGCGGTCGCAACAAGAAGCGCAACGGAACCAACCCCTATTGCAAGGGGTTCGGCCTTAACTATTGGGGAACGCAAGATTACAACACGCGGCTTTACAACTACTACCGCAACATAATGTTGCAGATGGTGACGAACAGGTACAAGTGGGTGAACCTCCCCAAGACGTGCAATGAGAGGTTCCTGAACCTCACGCTCGCATTGGAAGGCGTGGCAACAATCGCATTCCCCGAGAAGCTGCGCGGCACCTTCTTCTCGACAAAGGCGGTGCTTGACTCGCAACCTAACGTATACGACGAGTACCCGCGTTGGCGCTCAATCGGCAATAAAGGATGGAATTTCGAGGTAACGCCTAAAAACGGCGTGCTCGTTTTCGACAACACGACGCGATTCCCCATAATGGAGTCCATCGACCTTTACGCGACGGAGCTTGTGCATATCCGTATGACCAAGAACATGAACAGGTTCCACCAACAGATACCGTGGATTCTCACCGGTCCACAGGAAAAGGTCTACGACATGCAGCAAATCGTCAAACAGGTATCGGGCGGCGAGCTTGCTATTTTAGGAACCGACGCGCTTTCCTCGATGAAGCCGGAAACGCTCTCTACCGGCGTTCCCTACATCGGGGAGCAGCTTGCTGCGGACGAGCAGTCTGTCTGGAACCGCGTCTACACGATGATTGGCATCGAGAACACGCCGTTTAAATCCGAACGACAGACTGAGGACGAGGTACGTGCTCAGAAGTCCCCCGCACAAATCGTGCGCATGGCAACTCTTTCATCGCTGCGCGACGCTTGTGACAGGCTCAACGACCGTTTCGGTGACTACCTGGACGGTGAGATAGGCGTGGTCTGGAACCAAGACAATTTCAGTGAGAACTGGAACCTAATGCACAACGACCTCGCTTTCATCAAGACGATGAACGAGTAAGGAGGGGAAATGGCAGAAGTTTTCAAGCCTGATTGGGATTCCGTGATTGAACCCGAGTTCCACGACGTGGCAACGCTCTCGTTGGGCGAGCTTTACAAAGACGGTTGGTTCGACCTGACCGACCCGTCTTGGGATTTCCCCAAGTACAACGATGAGCAGCACGCGCGGCTTTGCCGTAAAATCCTGAACCACTACTATTCGAGGAACATAGGCGTACTTCCGCTCGCTTGCTGGAAACGCGAGTTTCTGCGAACACTCGACGAGATTATGCCTAAATATATCGCGCTCTATGCGAAGCTCGACGAGCGCGGCGGTGACCTCAACTCGACCGACGAGTATTACAAGGGGCGCGTTGTCTCGTCCGACTACCCGCAAACCCAGCTTGCAGGCAACGAGGACTACGCTAGCGCGGGTCAAGACCGACAGTACGAGCGGGTGCACGACGGAACCGTCCTTGACATGAGTGAACGCTTGCGCGGCTACGATGACGTTGATTTGCAGATTATCAACGACCTCGACCCGCTCTTCTCGTGCCTGTTGACCGTGAACATCAACAATTGGTAGGAGTTGAAATGCTTGAATTTATCGATATTTCCAACTGGAAAAGCGACCTCGACCCGGATTCCGTTTTCCCAAGCGTTGATGCTGTGTTCATGAAGGCCACTGGCGGAAACTATTTCGTCGACAAGACTTGCGACCGATTCGTGCAAGCAGCTAAGCGACTAGGCAAGCCATGGGGTTTCTACCACTACGCACACGACGGCACCTCGCGCACGAGCGCGGAGGAGGAAGCAAAGTTCTTTTGCGACAACTGCGAGAACTATTTCGGCGAAGGCATCCCCTGCCTGGATTGGGAGGAAGACACATGCGACGTCGATTGGGTGAACGCTTTCGTGGCGTACGTTCACGACAGATTCGGTATATGGCCCTGGATTTACGCCAACCCCTGGAGGTTCAACCAAGGTGGGGTAAACCAGGATTGCGACCGTTGGCTCGCTAGCTATCCGCAGGTGTCCCATCCGACTTTCGACTTCGCGAAGGGTTATGCGAACAAGCCGGATGCGGACGGCCCTGTTTGCGCCTGGCAGTTCTGTTCAGACGGCATCGTTGCAGGTTATAATGGTATCCTGGATTGCAACCTCTTCTTTGGGGACGTTGCCGCCTGGAAAAGCTACGCGTTGGGGCATCCATACACGGAAAACACCGATGATAGCGGCTCCGGTTCGGTAACCGTACTTGAGGGCGGCGGTTACAAGGTTACCATCGAGAAGGAGAATTAAAAATGGCAATCAATTACATCCCTGTTTTTGCAGCACCTATTACGTTTGACAAAGCTAAGTCTTATAAAGCGCATACCATTGTCATGGATGGTAACTACATCTATGTAAGTAAAAAAGACGTTGCGGCTAACAGCACAATCACCGACACAACGGTCTGGTCAAAATCGCAGCAAACAATGCGGTGCTTAACACTTTGACCACGACCGCGAACGCTGCGAAGACTGCAGCCGATAC